ATCTTGTAAACTAATTGCACCCGAAGATTGAATTGCCATTGTTTACTCCTTTAAACTGTACCGTAACCTGTTACATTACCTGTTACTGTTAAATTACCTGAAGCATCTAACTTCATTTTGTTAGTACCTGATGTAGCAAAGTAAAGCACACCTGCTGATTCTGTTACTGTCCAATTACCCAAATCAACCGTTGTGATGTTAGCAGTTGTCGCTGTGGTTGTTGTACTCGTCAAAGTAGTAATTGTTGCAGTTGCTAATGTGCCACCTGATGCCAACTTGGTGTCTAACTGTGTTTGGATTGCTGAGGTAACACCATCAACGTAGTTAAGTTCTGCTGTGGTGGCTGTCACGCCATCTAGCAAGTTGAGTTCTGTAACTGTTGAGGTGATACCATCTAGTGCGTTTAATTCTGCTGCGGTAGAGGTTACTGCCACTCCACCTACTTTCCATGAACCTGCTGTTACGTTAGGTGCAATGGCTGTAGTGCCATCTAATAAATCATCAATCGTATCTAAGTTAGTGTTTAACTTAGTTCCCCATGTGTCGGCTGACGCACCTACTTCAGGTTTAGTCAGACTATAAGTTGTAGTAGTTGTATCTGCCATTTTATTATCCTATATTAAAATTTACCTTTCCATACTCGTAGTTTATCAAAATCACCACTGAGTAACATCTTTTTTACGACATCTTTTCTAGCCTCTGTGTCGCTCCATTCAACACCAAGTTTATCACAAACTTGCTTTAATAAGTGAATAGGTATGCTACCTGCCAATCTACTCTCACCTGTCTGCCCTAAGCCAAGTTTATTAATCTCAGCAATACGGTCTAAATAAGGTTGGTTTGAATAAACACTCTCGACAAGAATCTTTTGTTTTTCCTCGTCAATGTGTACCTTTTCGCCTATCTTCATTTCTTAGCCTTTGTCACTTTCTTTGTTGCTTTTTTCTTTTCGGCAATAACTTTAAGTCTAAAGTCACGACCTGCTTCTTTGTCCATTTTCTTAACAATATCGACCTCTTCCTTTGATGCGGTCACAATATCGCCTTGATAATTAGTTTTTCCATTTAGGAAAATATTATTTGTTAGGATTTCTACTTTCATGTTTATCTCCTTAGTAAAAAGGGCGGTTAAACCACCCTTCTTATTACTTCATCTTATGACGTAGAACAGTCAACAATCATTCCTGATGCTGCTTCGTTCTTACAAACAAGAGTCAACTCAGTCAATACTTGACGTTTAGTTGAGTCACCTGTCTTAGCAAGAGCGGTGTTCTTAGTCGGACGCAATGAAGCGCAAGACCACATATCGTTTTGCATGATGAATACGTCACGACCACGGTTTTCACGAGTAGGTGTAAACTCTACTGTACCCCATGGAGTTACATAAACGTCTAATGACTTAACAACTTTCTCGTCACCTGCTTGTACAGTTGAGCGTTGGTTGTTGTTACCTGTGAAACCTAAAGCAATGTTCATTTGGTATGCTGAAAGGTAAACAGAGTCAGGACGACCACCATTCTCCCAAATAGACTGCATCGCTGAATCGAAGTCTGCTTGAGTAAATGCTGTTTGAGTGCCGTCTGTACGAGCGTCAGTACCGTCACCTGTAGCGTTAGCACCACCTGTACCTGTGTTCGTGATGTTAGTAGTCATCCATGATGGAGCGCCTGCTAATTCACGAGCAGTTGAGGCAGAACCTGCTACACGTGCGTTATTGTCAAATAACGCCTTCTCGATGTCTAATTTTTGCTCTTTAGCAATCTTTAGAGTTTGGTAAGCCATTTCAGCAGAACGACCTGCTTTGTCAAGACCTTCATCAGTATCAGGGATAGTTACAGCATTCTTAAAGATTTGCGTGTAGTTACCTTTACGTGATGTGCCTGTCATTGCGTTAGCAGTTGTGTCGTCACCTTCAATGTGCGCGTTTGCTGCTGATGCTCTTAGTGAATCAGTCTGCCACTCATGGTAAGTGTTAGATGCTGAAACTTTCTTCATAGATGAATAGAATGGTGTCTCTTCAGGGGAAATGTTGTAAATTACGTTTTCCAAGTCCTCTCTGATACCATTTGCGTCATAACTATCAAATGTATTCGATGGTTGTGCCATGTTATTACTCCTTTATTAGGTATTTAAAATTAAACCAAGAGCATCATCGATGCTTCCTGATTTCTGTAGTTTTGCCTTTTGGCGCTTACGAACTTTAGTGTTTGAGTCATCTATTCTCTTCGCCCCTGCCTTTACAATAGGTTTTGCTTTCTTGGTCTTAGCGACCGCCTTAGCCTTACCACTCATAATTTCACGGTATTTCATAGCATCATGTAGCACTTGAATTGCTCTGTGGTCCATCACTTGCCCGATTTCCTCAGGTGTGTAGCCATAAGCCTCGCGTCCTACCTGTACTAGTCTTTCCTTGATTTTAGAGGCTTTATTAGAGTCTCCAAATTCAGGAATCTTCTCTTGGAGCGTTTGCATCTCTTGCTTTAGATAAGTCTGTTTAGCAACCTTTTCTGCTTCTGAGTTTTGATTATTCAGTTGCTGAAATTGTGCCATCTTATTATCATAAGCCACTTTACTCTCATCATAGTTCATCTTTTGTTCCATGTAACCGATAGGGTCACTGTCAAAAAGTTCACGAGACGGTGGAGTAGGTGCTTGTGCAATATTTCCTTGTTGAAGTTCTTGGAATAGTTGCTGTACTTGCTGTCGTTCGTTTAATAGGGCTGAATAGACTTGCTCTGCTTCTTTACGTTGCTGAGCCGCCTCTTGCATTCCCTTTTGGACGTATTTCTGTCCGCTATAGCCTTGCTTTAGTTCATCTAGCGTTACTTCTACTTCATTACCGTCAATCTTGACTTTAATGTTAGAAGGCGCATCTTGAACGGCATCCTCTACTTGGTCTTCGTATTCGTCCGACTCTGCCACTTCTTCTTGCGAATCTGTGTCATCATCATCTTCAGTTTCCGTAACTTCTACTTCTTCAGACTCAGCAGTTTCCTCTACATTAGTAGCCTCATCTGTTACCTGAGTTTCTTCTTCAGTTGTTTCTATTACTTCTTCTGTTGGAGCAATAATGCTCTCTACGGCAGTTTCAATACTACCATCATTTTGTATAGTTTCAGTCGTTTCCACGGTGCTGTTCCCCTATATTATTTACGTTTACGTTCACTAATCTTATGGTCGTCTATGACGGTTTGCATGTAACTAGTGATACTCTCAAGCGCACGAACAATGTCATGCGCGTCATCTCGCTCTTCCGCAGTGGAATGAGCGTCCATGAAGACCAATACTTGCCTCTCCATGACTTCAGAAATAACGTCCTTAAAGGTGTCGTCATTCATCAATGTCTTTATTCTAGCAGATTTTTCTTTAATATTCATAGAGTTATATTAAAATCTACCTCCTGTTACTGCCTGAGCAGGATTCTGCTGAGGGTATCTAGGTGCGTTTTGCATCTGCTTAATTCTTTCTAAATCAACACGAGTACCGTGGTCGCCTAGAATCTTAGCGGCATCTACAACTAAGTCTTGGTCCATTTGGTCTCTCTTACGGTCATCTTCAGCAATAGCCTTCTGTGCTTCAATCTCTAACTTCATCATATCAGTTTGAGCCTTAGCATTTGCCTTAATACTTTCTGCTTCTACGATTGCTTGTGCTTCAGGTGAAGTCTGTGGCTGTTGTGCTTGTGCTTGTTGTGCTTGAGCAACTAACTGTTGTTCTTGTTCAGGTGTCATAGGGTTAAAGTATCTATCAACATTGCGTACACCTGATAGAACTAACATATCTGCTAATGTGTTACGCATACCTGTCATAGTTACTAAGCCGTTAGTTGGACCGTATGCTTGCCAAATCTGTGATTGTATTTGGTATGCTTGGTTCAATGCCGCAACCTTATTCTCTTCTTGACCTGTGCCTAAACCTACATTTACAGTCACATCCATAGCAGTGTTCCAAGAACGAGGGTCAATCGGTACATATTGTCCGTTTAGACGCATCATAGTCTCTTCACACGAGTTTTCTACAAGAAGGTTAAGCATCAACTTAAATAGACGCTTCATGCCACCCTCGGCAATATTTCGAGCAATTACCTCAATCTGTCCTGCGCCTTGTTGAGCAGTAAGTTGTGCGGCGGTTGCTGTAGTATTTTGTAATGCGTTAGGGTCTAATCCCATACTTGCTTTAGTAACGCCTGTCTTAACTTGAATCTCTTCATCTAGGTATTGCATCGCACCTAATGTTTGACCTGCCACAAAAGGAACAGCATTAACAGTAATAGCGCCTTGTGTCTTCACACGTCTAATAGCGCCAATCTCGTTATTCATTACATCGTCCATGTTCACTTGACCGTCTACTACATCAATCGTAGGTGAGTTAGTCAAAGCCACGTTATCCATCATGCCACGTAACATAGCAGTCGATGAATCTTGGTCGTTCATAATTAAATCAGCAATAGAGCGTCCATAGAATGTATGAGGCTCAGGGTCAATCTCGAATACAGCAAAAGGAACTTCACCCCACGGCTCATGGTCTAGTAACTCTTGATTGCCACCACCAAGAATGAATCTGTGCATGGTTGCTTGACCTGTGCCATAGACATCCATCTTCATGTAAGCCTCTGTTACTTCTACAAGTTTCATTGAAGGGTCTTGTGATTGCTCTTCGTCATCCTCTGAATAACCACTACGCTCAAACTTCTCAGAATCAGAGAAAGTGTCGTCTACAGAGTTACCTGATAATTCAGATACAACCTCGAAGTCATAACCCATAGCCACTAAGTCACCAACTCTCATTTCTGTCTTGTGAGCAACTACATAAGCATCTTCAACACTCTTAGCGTTTCTGTCTACAAAGAACTCTTCAGGTGGTACTGATTCAATACACATCTTGCCTGAGTCTTTAGTATGACTAATCTTTAATTCGTATTTAGGCATCTCTACTTCCATGCCAAACTCATCCATAGACATTTCAAGTTCTGTGGATTGCTCAATTACTGTGACGTCCTCATCATTTACAATAACCGCCATCTCTTCTTCAGTAAGGTTTGAGTACGTGTGGATTGTTGCTTCTGAGTAGTCTTCCCAATATGCCTTTAAAATGCCTGTTTTCTTCACTAGAGCGTCATGAATTGCATCATTAAGCAAAGTGTAGCCATTTAACTCGTTAAAGCGATAATGAGCGTATTTGGTGGCTTGGTCAGCGTTTGTTACATCTTCTTGTGAGGTAGGTACATATTCAACAGGATTTTCTGATGATAAGAACACTCTCATAAGGCTTGGCTTAATAGCACGAACTGTATCACGTACTTTAGTTGCTACAATCTTAGAGCGACCTTCTTCTTCACCAATGTCTGTTTCACCGTCAAAATAACGCTGTGCTTTAATACGGTCTTCTGTAATTTCACTCTCTACAAAGTCAACAGCCTCACCTACAGCATCACTGACAATGCCTTGGATGTCGTCTTCGCTCATTTGCTTTAATTCTGCCATTGTTTATTCCTTATTGTTCGATAACTTGACGCTGTGACCCAATACCTACACCTATTGCTACGCCCTGTGATTCTAAGCCTCGTTTTATGTGACCTACAAGCCAACTTGCTTGAGGCTCAGTTAATGTCTCACCTTTTCTAACTTTGTCTAAATATTGTAGCGCTTGTTTTACTGTTTTACCTTTAATTTCTGACGAAGTTAATACATCTACCATTTCTCCATAAATTTGTTCAGTTTGTGAACGTAAGTAGTCATCTCTACCTGTAAAGAAGTCACGCATTCTTGCGACACTTGTTTTAGGGTCTCCCAAAGAAAACGACCTTATCCCACCACCGCCTGCAAGTGATTCTACCTGCTTGGCTATTTCCTGTCTTGGCTGTGTAGGCGAGCCTAATCTTACACCACCCTGAACCTCTAGTGCCTTTTTAACTTCATCTACTCGTTTTAATAAAGCGTTTGCAGTCTTTTCACCAAGAATAAGTCGTAACTTTTCTTTATTTGCTCGTGAAGACAACTCATTTACTAGGCTCATTGCCTCTTTAACCTCTGAAGCGGTTTTTTGTCCTGATGCTGTCTTGGCGTTAGACATAATGTTTTCGATTTGTTCTCTTATTCCTTGTCTTGCACCTGCTAATTCATTTTTACTTGCTTTTTTAACCATTCTCTTGACTTCATCAAGAGTGGTTTTTTTATTAAGCAATTTGCTTCCTAGAGTTATCGCTTCTTGTGTCAAAATTTTTCCTTGACTTATAGATAAAGCCTCTCCATACGCAGGATTGCTTTCCACTAGTGCGTTTCTCAAATCTGATGCTTGACCTCGCGACCGAATGGCAGATGGTGTCGGCATTCCAAAATTATCTACCTCTCTGCCCAAGGCATCAAGACCTCTTTTGATGTAATCAAGTTGAATAAAGTTTAAATCTTTCGCTACCGACAAGTTACCGTGCCTATCAAATTTCACCATTATTTGAAATTGTTGCAGACCCTTATCTCTAAGTGATTTGTTTGCTTCTATAAGCGCTTTTTCCATGTCTATAGGGTCAACTCGCTTCAATACTGATTTTATTTGTTGACCTACATCGGAACTAAAATCAATAACATGGTCATACGCCTTGTCATAAGCATCACTTCTTGCACCTGCGGTATCTTTAGATACTTTTTCAATTATGGTTTGTGTTCCTTCAGGTTTAACACCTAAAGCAGTGTCAATATCGTGTTGTAATACACCTGAAGTATCTTCTACACGACCTGTAATTGCTCTATCTACCTTCTCTGTTGAAGCCGCTCCTGATGTTTTAGATGCGTCTAATAAACTTTCAAATGCTTTTGTGGCATCCACAATTAGCGCTTTATCGCCTGAACGCTCTACTTGTAACATCATGTCTGACAAAGACAGTCCACTTTCAAATGCGTCTTTTAGCATTCTTGCTGACTCAATACCAATACCAAACTCTGTTGCGATGCTTTCTACCTGTTGTTGTACAGGTTTGTATCTATTAATAAGTGAGCCTACAATAGGGAATGCTGTCATCAAAGGGGCAGTAATCATCATATTCATGCCACTTGTTGTTACAGCACCCATTGCCCTTTCTTCTGTTGTATCACCCTTACCTGCGCCATAGATAAGACCCTCTACACCTGCGCCTACAGTTCCACCACCAATCTTAACCGCATCTTGCATTCGAGGCGGTAAGCCTTGATACCACTTTCTTGCATTATCAACAACAGACTTTAGTTTATCAAATTTACTCTTAGCGCCTGTAAGTTCTTTAAACGCAAGAGAGCCACCATAAATGCTTGTTCCTAAACCTGCTAATTGAGCAGGGATTGCTCTTTCAGGATATTCACTTGCATAATCTTGTCTTATTCTCTCATAACGCTGTTTTTCTTCCTTGTCACCTGTAAGAATATCATCCCACCAAGTGCCTGAACCTGCGCCACCACTTAAAAACTGCTGACTTAACAACCCTGCTTCTTTTGCAGGTGTTCCTAGACCTTTGGGAAGTCCGTAATATTGTTCAACTTGGCTTGGCATTTTCTCTTCAAAAAACCATTGCTTACCTCTTGATATTGCGTCTTGAGTAGGGTTTGCAATATCGCCTTTAGATGCGTTATCTAAAATTTGTTTAATTTCATCTTGGTTGCTTGTTGCATAACCGCTTGAAACATAATGAAGTAACTTGGTTTTAGGGTCTTGTAATACTCTACCATTATCAGGCAAACCACCACGTTTTAGTATTAAACCTTCTTCTATTTGGGATTGTTCTTTTTGAACTTCACTCCCACCAAACTCAACAAATTCCTGAATTGTTGGTGTTTCCACTGTAGTTGGTTGTATAGTAACAGTCTGAGACTCTTGTTGAGTTTCTTGACTATCGCCTAATACAAAGTCTTCTATTGATTGTGCCATTGCGCTAATACCCCGCTAAACGGTTTGCCAACGTAACCCATTGTCTAAGTTTTTCAGGCGGTGACAAACTCATTAAACTAACTTCTTTATCTTGTCCTTTTTCGTCTTTAATTACAACATTTGCATCACTCGAAAAGAACTCTTGGAATGTCATGTAACTACCATCTTTTCGTCCAATAGCACCTGCAGCACCATTATTTAATATAATAATTTCTTGCATCAACGCCCTAGAATCTGCGGCATCTGATGTCAGAATGTTTGCTGACATATCTGACAAAATTCTCTGCTGTAAAGCAATAGATTGACCATAACTAAGTAGTTTTTGATTTGCTTCTGTACCTGTTCCTAGACCCGGTATATATGTTCCTGCAAACTTAGCATCAAAGTCTGTTTGTGGACCTTTATTCATTCTTAATTGTTCTGCCACCAACCTGTTTTTAATAGCCTCTATGTACTGAGCATCTGACATTCTATCTTCGTCAATCAAAGCCGTCATGTTAAGTTTACTTGCAATGGTTCTTAGAGTCTGTTTAGTCTCTTGGTCAGGACCTGTCTCGCCAAAATTAGAAATCGCTCGGTCAAGTTCAGCAAGGGTATTTAAAGTGCTTCTTGCGTTTGCACCTCGCTCAGTCCATAATTTTTGTGATTCTGCAACATTCTTATTTAGATTCTTGTGATAATCTTTATCTCCCATGTTGATAGTAGTTCCACCACCTAAAATTCCAAGTTCTTTGTACATTTCAACTTCTTCAGGTGTCTTGTCTTTAATAAAGTCAAGTTTCTCTTGGAATGCTGAAGGTGGTTTAAATGCTAATGTCCAAGCATCTGTAGCCTTTAGAGCGCCACTTTCTACAGCGTCTGCTAAATCGTTTCTGCCTTTTTCACGTAGTTTTATGACGGTTGCGTTTCTGCCTTTATTCGTCTGAAGTCTCTCCAACTTGTTTTCCATTGACTTGGCAATGTTCGGGTCAGGATTAAGTCTCATTGAGTTAAGAGCAATAGTCATACGAGCCATGCGCTCTTCATCACCGAAGAAGTCGCTAATACCACTACCTACTTTATCCATGAAACTAGGCTCTTCTACAGGTGGTGTTCTTTGGTCTTTCTGAGAGTTCCAAGCAGTATCTACTGCGCCTGATGCTAGATTCTGTGGATACTTACCCATCATGTCCATAGCATTCATAGAGCCTTGATTGTTGCTCATCTGCTGAGGTACGGGCTTTTTAACAACTTGCCTATCATAAACCACAGGCATCCCCTGTGGTGCGCCATTAACATTAATAAAGTCATTATTAAAACCTTGAGTATTCATTCGATAAGTATCGTTGGTTATGTCTTGTGCGCCCCCTTTTTCTTTTTCTTTTTCGCTTGTTGGGTCAAGAAACGTACCACTTAAAATATCTAATATACCACCTGCCATCTGTATCTCCTAATAATCATCCCATGATGACGCTTCTGCGTCTGTCATATTATCCCATGAGACGTTGCTGTAATCTGATTGTGCTGAACTGTTGTCACCACCTGTATGCTCTACGCCAATGTCACCATTTCCGTAATTGTATGTATCATAACCATATCCACCTACATCAGGTGTTGTTCCTATTAATCCACCGCCTTGAGGTTGGTCACTGCCAAATAAACCACCGGGCTGTTCCAACTTGTCCATGCCCCAACCAACCGTAGTTCCTTCTCTATGCTCAGGCTCGAAGAATGCTTGTGTATTACGCATAACACCATAAGCAGGAAATGCTATCTGTAATACAGTGTCTAGTAGACTACCGCCTTTGCTTTGGTCTCCTAGTCCTAAGTTCATCATTTGAACCAATCCATACTAAACAAACCCATCTTTATCCCGGTTTATACATACTAGCACCAAGAGTCAGATAATCAAATAGACCCGGTTGCTTAGATGTAGTTTGTGTTTGTGGAACAGGTGATGCGCCAATAGCCTGAGATAAGTAACCAAGCGTTTGTTGTGGTTGACCTGTGTAACCTGCAAATCTTTGTTTAGCCGCTTCAATAAGTGCTTGTTGCATTGCTTGTTGTTGAGCGCCTTGTTGAGCGAGGTTCTTAGTAACTGTCTGACCCATGCCGAAGCCTAGGTTAGAAATGTCTGCTAATTGACCTGCCGCACCTAATCTTTGTTGCTGACCTTGTAGACCTGCTGATTGATTCGCTAAGTCTGCTTGTAATTTGCTTTGAATATCAGATTGTGCCGCTTGTTGTGCTTGTTGGAAGCCTTGTTGTCTTAGACCTGCTGATGATTGAGCAAGTTGTTGTACAATGTTTCTGCCCATCTCACCTGTTGCAACACCATGTCGTGAACCACCAAATGCCTTTGCCGCCTGTGCTTGTGCGCCTAATTCGTTCAAACCTAATTGACCACCACGTAGGATGTCTGCTTCGTTAGCCTTAATTACATCGGTTGTATAAGGATTCATGTAAGGTGTCATGCTAGTCGATGCTAACTGACCTGATGCAACAGAGGTAGGTGTATAACCCATTCCTTGTGCTGTACCAATTCCTGCGCCCTTAATTCCTTGGGCTGCCATTTGATTAATGTTCGGGTTTGTTGCTATTCCACCCGGTTGTGGTCCACCTGCCATAATCTACTCCTAACTAAATAGTTTGTTATATTGTGCTACATTAGTCGGTTGCTTAGTCTTTAACTCTGCTAATGCTTGTTCATAAAGAGGCGATGCGCTGTAACCTTGAGTACCACCTGTGTAAGTTGTTGGTGTTGGCAAACCTTGTAATGGAGTTAATGAGCCTGTTGGTGCTAGACCAAATGCCTCTGCCGCACCGATGTTTTGTTGCATTGCTGCTGTCTGAGTAGGATTGAAAGCCGCCATATCAGGACCTTGCCAAGGCATATATCCTATCTTTTGCGTTTCCTCTGCTCGTGCTAAATTCCTAATAGATGGTTCTTTTAACCAATTAGGTATCTCTGTCTTTTGTGTTTGGCTTCCGCCTTTTCCACCGCCACCGCTCATATCAAAACTCCTTACTCATTACGACTTGTTGTTCTTTCCAACCGTCTTTATTTAATATTTTTAACCAACCCTTTCTTCCTGATAGGGTCATTCCTTCGCACCCTTGAGCCTTAGCCCATTTTACCGCATCAGCGTGCATATCTGTAATCTGTTCAAGTTTCCCACCTGCCAAGAAAACGTGTAGGACTTTTTTATTAGGATACACTACAATCTCTGTCACAGCACAGCCTTTTTGTCCTGACCAAAGTTGCATATTTCCACTCATCAATCCATCTACAACATCTACAAAAGAATGAGTGTCACCACCTTTGTCTAAAGCAGACTGAATCCAATCTCTACACCTTAAAATGTCCTCTTGCATATTCATGGGTCTAGTTTAACCTTTACCCAAGCGCCATTCTTAGATACAACGATTGTTTGGTTGGTCCTATCCCACATCATAACGCCATCTTCTGACGCTGATTCGCCTGATGTTAGGTGTCTTAATTTGTCTGTATTAGTTGATAAGTACGATACAAGCCTTTCACCCCATGACTTCCAATCTGTTCCAAGTGGTGGTGGTGGCTTAATCATCTTCTACCACCTGCTTTTGCTTCAATACGCATTACACCTGAGCGCCAATTATCATTACCTACGCCTTGAACTTTAAGTCTAATCTGTCTGCCTGTGAAACGAACATCTGTAGGATTTACTAATGTGTATGGTCCGTGTGTCGTTTCTGACGCATTTGGATAGAATCTTGATTTAAAGGTTACTTTTACTTCGCCCTGAGTTTCTTCATCAGGAATAAGGTTTGTTACTCTCATTACTGTATCGCCATTACCTAAACTAATAGGACCTGACTCTGCGTAAGGCTTAACTGAGCCATGTGTGAAGCCTGTCTCTTGATTGTACAAGTTACCACTAGCATCTGCCCAAATAGGGTTAGAGAATACACCTCTATCGACACACGCTGTTCTGTCTAGTGTTCCTGTAGACCAATGACCCTCTTTATAGTCTAGTGAAACATATCTGTCATTCTCAGTTGATGAACCTGAAGGGTAGAAGAACCATACTTCGCCATGTTGTGAGTTGTGTACTGCTACCACTTTACTAATCTGATTTCTGTTGATGTCATCAAACACATAGTCTAATACATCACACTTCATTTCTGTTGCTACTGAGCCATCGAATGTATAGAAGCCTTTATGCCCCATCCAAAATGCGCCTTCATCTACTGCAACTAATGCTTTACGTGATGCAATACCACATGCTGTACCAACTCTCTCAAAACCATATACAAACGGTGGACCTGAGTAAGTAGCAATGTGAGCGTCTTGGTCTGTAATGATAAGAGTTCGACCTCTCATTCTTGTGCCACACATAATCTGACCTTGTGTTTGTAATTCAAAGTCACCTGCCTCATTTGTTGCTGATGGTGTCCATGTGGTGTTATTTTCTCTATCACACCACTGAACCTTTCTAGGATTGCCACCTGCGCCTAATGCGAATACAAATCTTTCTTCTGTAACAAGCATTGATGCGTTTGATACAGGTGCGTTGGTTAATGCTGTCGGTAATACCGCTGTGTTTAACTGCCACTCGTAAATCTTGCCATCTTCTGATGAACAAGCAAGTAGGTATTCACCCCATGTATCTAATGCCCATGTAGTTGCTTCGTCATATACACCTGAGCCTGTTGGCGCTCTGCCATAGTTACCTGCGTTATAGAATCCACCACCATAGCCTAAGTTCTGTGTAGCGTTTAATGTTCCTGATGTTAAGCCTGTCGGTGTAATGTCGGACACCGTGCTTGAAGGATTAACATAGTACAACTTGTCGTATGTAGCGCCCACTAAATTAGAACCACTAGAGTTATCAACCCAAGATAACATTGCTCTTGGAGCAGAAGCAAATGCCGAAGCCTTACGTGTAGTCCAACCGCCCACAGGACGCATTGAGCCATCATGCCAACGTACTAGACTAGCATCACGCCATCTATTAGATGATTCAAAATCTGTACCGTTTCGGTGAATGCCCGGTGGTAATTGTAATGGTATTAAACTCATGCCGCTATATCCGTCCAAGTCGTTGATGTTTCTGCTATTGTAGACCATGTAGCACCCGTAGGTGAAACAACTTCCCACTTCTCTCTACCAATCGTAAGAGTTCCTGATGTTGAACTCACTGTTGCGCCTGAATGTTGAACTCTATTACAAGTTGCTGTAATTGTAGTTGAAGGTAATGATGTGGCACTACCTTGGAATATCTTTTCAGAGTCTGAAGATGCTGTTGAAGTTCCACTGAGAGATGCAATACCACCTCTTGTAGCAAACCCTAAGACAGTAATACTAGCATTAGATGTCGCAACACCCGAGCCAAATCTTACTCTATTACATATCGTTGCGGTCGTACAAGAAGCATTAACCGTAGCACTTCCACTTACTACAAATACACTACTTGCACTTGTTGTTGCAGAAGCAGATGGGTTAGCATACCCTTCTCTTACTCTAGTAGCGCTTATAGAATTAGATGCTGTTGTGCTTGATGTAGCACTTGACTCTCTAATTCTTGCTCCGTTAGCCGTACTGTTTACTGAAGTAGTAGATGTTCCGTTTACTAAAGCAGAGCCTTCAGGCACTCTTCTAGCATTTGCACTAACTGTTGATACAGCGCTACAAGTAGCAGATGCTGTCTGTATCTTAATACATGACGCTGAAGCAGAAGATGTTGCTGTTACTACAGTTTGTAAATCACCTTGGGTATATTCGTTTTGTCCATATAGTCCTGAGCCATAAGAAAACTTATCGGTCTCTTCGATGATAACTACCTCACCTGAACAAGATGAACTTGAAGAAGTTGAAACGCTAATAGGACCACTTCCCATAGTAACAATCCAATCAACACCTGCAATAGATGAAGTTGCTGTTACTGTGGCAGAAGCGTCTTCTACAGCGCCTGTCGTTTGGTCAAAAGACCTTAGACCATAATAACTATTACCATAAACAAAAGTACCCACAGGTTACTCCTGATTCTAGTCTAGCGTAATATCTAGGTCGCCTGTTGGCACACGGAATACGTCACCTGTATCAATCGTCTTAGACGAAGATAAAGTAGCGTAAGCCATTAAGTTACCTGCTGTAGCCGCGTCAAATACACCTACGTGAGTTACTGTACCAAATGATGCTGTTGCTGTTGGATATTCAACTGCTGCGGTATTTGATGTAGTGTTACCTGTTGTGCTGAATGCTACTGATTGACGAGCATAAGCCGTACCTGTAGTAGATACCTCTGTACCGCCACCTGTCTCACCCGGTGCTGCTGTGTATAAAGCCAAGTATTTAGTCGTAGGTGCTGTGTAAGCCGAACCTGCGAATACATGGTCCAAAATTTCCGTTTCGAGGAAGTTTGTGAATGACATTTTTATTTCTCCTATATAGGGCTAACCTTGCCCACGTATTTTAAGTTTTAAGCCTGAGCCACTAAACCTAGCATTCTCAGACGTTTCGTTTAATCGAGCAACAGAAGCAGAATACATCTGCGCCCATACTGCGTCTCTCTCGTCTTCCCCTAGATACGGTGCTGAATGTAATAGCGCACCATAAAGGTACACGTCAGGCGCTTCTAGTAAAAGCCAATTATTAGCATTACTTGAACTAAGAGCGTCTGTCTTAGCGTAGTAAAGCAATTCTGTGTTCACTGTAGCAGATGGTGTTGGATAGAACTGAAACTGTCCGTCTGCGTGAGTGTAATGTGTTGGTGTTCCTACAGCATCTTCATTAGAGGCACGTTTGTCTGCCATTGATGCTCTTGAGATTAAATCAAGTGGTGATGTTCCGTTGTCTGTGACGTGGAATCTAATAGTCTCCATCCAATCAGAAGGAATCTGTGAATATTCATCATTAGCACTTTGTTGACCACTAGCACGCTTCTCCATCTTCCAATGTCGGATGTCTCTGTTAATCTGTGCTTCTGCTAATGCAATAAAGTTCTCAATAGCCGATGTTAAATCATCCCTATTTAGAAAGTCTGCTATTGCGGTTTTAAGCGTTGCGAATGTATTAATTGCCATAGTTCCCCTTTGTGAAAATCTGCTTTTCTCTCGCTCTTCTATTCACTAAGCCTTTGCTAATCTTACCTTCTGATTTAACAAAACCTTTTTTAGGGTCGAACGCTTCTGTCAAGAATGTCTTTATATTACCATTATTTAACGCCTTTAGGGCATTAGATTTACCAAAACCTGTAGCACCTACGTTATAGACTAATGATACTAAAGCATTCCTTTGGTCTTCATTTAAGTCTATTTTGACTAATCTGTCAACTGCCTTGTTTGCATCAATTAACTTAGTTATCAAAGCCTTAGTTGCTTCTTCAGGTGTATCTTGAGCAAGTAGTCCTGCCTTAGTGCCAAAACCCTTTGCTTGATGCCCTACATCGTCATACGCCTCAACCTTTGCTTTGCCTACTGCAAGTGGTGCGTTTTCCATCATCTTAACGAAGTCGGTTAGTTTGTTATTAGGCTTCCAAGACTTCACGTTGTTTAAGATGCCGTCTTTCTCAGTCTCTTCTTCTGCTTGGGTTTCTTCACCACCTAGTAGACCACCTGCGGGTATAACAGGGGCTATATACATTGGTTGACCGTCTTTAATAGCGTCTTTAAGTTTAGGATTGATGTCGATGTAATTATTGACAACATCATTTACTTCGACAGTACCTGTCTGTGAGCCATGCTTATTTGCTAGCCTCTTAGCAAAACCCGGAAGTTTATTGTCATACGTGTTCTCGTACAACTCTCTGTATCTGTCAGAGTAGAGATTTACTTGCTGTTGTGAGTTAGTCCACACAACTCTATCGTAACCTTCGTCTGATGCAATCTTAATAGCACGTTTAAATGCCATCTCCAACCATTTGTCGTTCTTTAGAGGAAAATCAGGTACAGCGTTTGCTTGTCTATTTACTAACTTTCTAAGTTCCGCTTTAGCCTTGTCTCGTGCTACCTTTGCACTTGCAAAGTCTTTGTTTTTTAATAGGTCAATATCTCTATCTACGTCCAACTCATATATTAAATCAGTAAGGCGAGATTTCTCTTTTAGCATTGCATCGGTTGGGTCACTTATTTCATCTAACGTCTTATAATTTTTAAGTGTCTCATCAATCTTGCCTGTTAGAGGGTGGTCTTTTTCATATTTACGCTTCAGTGTCATATACACTTCTTGTGCGCCTTTTTCCTCGTCTGTGGCTTTAATAACAGCATCATCAAGCGCTTTGCTTGCATAATCACCCTTACGACCTTGTTGATGCAAATCAGACTGTAACTCTTCAATAAACAATACCCACTTGCCGTCTGCGTCAGTTTTGTCAGACAAACGCAAATGACCTACTACATTGTCTTCATCGAAGTGACCACCCCAGTAATCACCACCATGTAAAGGCTTAGATGTAATAGGAATCTCTCTGTAAGTTTCGACATCAAGACCCGGTTGGGTGTAGTCAGAGTATTTAGTTCCTCCTTCACCCTGTGTCTGATAACCCCAATCATCAGCGTGCTGTCCAATCTGAATATTAGCCTCATTCCTACTATAAACAGGCTCGCCATTATTAATAAAATCACCATTAGGGTCTTTAATCGTAATTCCAATGCTTTCATTTCCTGTAGCCGTGTAACCGCTTTCAGTGTTCCACTCATAAAAAGGGTCGTCTAGGTAATCTGCCTCTGCAACAGAGTAGGTATAATCATCAATATCGAAATCTAAGGCTTCTAATTCATTATCGTCTATCTTTTTGCCTATCTGCCCTGCCCAATCGTCTGTGTAACCATCTGTTGTAGTTCTCTTGTTCTTTAAGGCTATTATTTTCTCATCATTAGACTTATAAAGGTTTTTCAGATACTCTTCTTTAGCAACGTGCGAGCCGTCCTCTAAATTAGCCCTGTGTGAAGGATGTTTGTTAAAAAAGCGATTAACATTTTCAACATAATTCGATTGGTCGTGAGTTTGAAGATACCGTATGTCAGACAGTTCGAAGTCTAAATCATCAATTTGCATATCAATGGTCTTAGGGTATTTCACAGGGTCAGACCTATGTAGATAATTAAACAACCTTTCCATCTCAAAAGTATCACCTGAGTTTAATTCGTATTTTATGTCATCTGCACGGCTGTTTATATAGTCTGTATCATCAACAACTGACACATTACCACCGTCCGCTCCCCGATACCAATCAGGGTCATCTAATTCACTGTCACCTGCATCATCATAAATTCTGTCGCCAAGATACTGTGTTTCATCAAGTTTTGTCTTATTCGATTTGATATGAGAAAGTAAGCCTGTTCTTGTTACTTGCTGTCCTTCTATCTTATTACCCATAATTAACCCAAGTAGCCCTGTGTCGTTTAACTCATCATGAGTCACCCCTTGTTTCCTAAGGTATGAAAGTATATGGTCAGGCGAGTTCTTCTCTTGTTTTAGGTCTAATAACGCTTGTTCTGCTTTAGAGTAGAATCCTAATTCATCCACCTTTGCTTTAGTTTTAGCGTCTAACTGTTCTTGTTGTTGCGCTTTAGCCTTAGCCTTAATCTCTGCTTTTTGTTCATTAAGTGCTATTCTAGTGTCTTTGTCTACTTTAGTAGACACAACAACCACAGGTTTGCTGTCTAATGATTGAGTTACGCCTTTTGAGTTTATCTCTACGTTAGGATTAAACCATACATCATAACCCTCCTTTTCAAGTTTCTTGTACAAGCCTAAAGCGTCTTCAGATACGGTGAAATCAGATGATAAATCTAAGCCACGTGACTTTGCATCATTAAATGCTTCCTTGTATATGTCTGTGCCAACACCCTTTCCTTGTATTTTATGGTCAACATTTATATTTTTAATCTGTAGCCCATGTTCTGTGATGTTAGCAGTCATACTATATTGGCGACCGTCTTTCTTGCCTCTGATAGACAGACCAACGTCTGTTCTTTCTATGTCAGAGTCTTTAATTATTTTTTTACCTACCTGTCCTAGTACACCATCTGTTACTTTGCTCTCTGATTTCATATTCTGAAAGAAGTCAGTCAATACAGCATCAATATCTTTCTTATTGATTGATTGTTGTGCTGTACCGTGCGCTCTTGCTTGTAATTGCTTCTCAAGATTCATCACAGCGTAGTAGGCGTAGTCAGGCAGTAATACGCTTTGGTCTGTAGAGAATGCTATATCACTTGGACCTTGCCTTGTCTTAGATACCTTACCTGCGTTAGGACCAACTCTCTGAATGTAGAAGTCACCATCGCCCTTAGTTGACATTTTCCAAGGTAAGTTACCTTGAGAAATGACCGATTGTGTTCTAATTATAGCGTCTTCGTCTGCTACATTATTCCACACAGGCATATTTGCTCTGCGCTCTGCGTCTGTCATATCAATTCTGTTTTGAGATTCAAAAGCGGAATTTTCGCCTGCTACTTTTCTGTAATTTGCAGAACCTGCACGATTGAGATAGACTTCGCCTTCTTGAATATTCCTATCAAGCATTTTAAGTTTTTTGTTTAGGTCGTCTAATTTGTTATCAACGCCTAACAATGCCGTCTCTCTTTTAATTCCAAACTTAGCCAACTCTTCATCTGAAACAAATTCAAACCTGTTTTGTAATCTTCTTTTAATATCGGTTAAATCGTTGAAATCATTACTAGCCTTTGTCCTAGCCTGCCTCATTTCTATCAAGGTGCTATTTATACTACTGCCTGACGCATCTATTTCTCTACCTACATAACCTGCCTCGACTATAGGTGAACTTCCTTGAGCATGCCCCTCAATATTTGCTACAGCATGGTCTAATTCATGGTTAACAAACGCTCTATAGGTAGCGTGTCTCTTGTAAGAGCCTTCTAGTTCTTCTTTAGTTGCAGGTACTCTTTTCCACTCACCATCTATTTTCTTCCAAATAACATCTTTGTTTAAAGTTTTTGGGTTCATGTTGATGATTCCAACGCCTTTTTCGGTTGGAGTGAAATAACCACCAACATCATCATCCATCCTACTGTCAAACGGATAAAACTCCATGTTCTTTAACTCGGGATAGACCTCAAATAGTTTAGGATGGTCAACTATCTCACTAAGACGTACCATAGTGTTAGGACCTTTATCTAGGTGACTAATGTCCTTAATTTCCATCTGAGAATCGTCTATCTCAAACTTCAAATTACCTTCTTGTCCTCGAATAAATCCTGTCTCTTTCCAAATGTCCTCTTTACTAGCACCTGATTTCTCCAAAGACTCTGCTTTGTTCATCAAATCAGTCTTCCCAACTCTTTCTGCTCCCTTTGCACCACTAAATATCTCTTTACGACCACCACTCTTGATGCCTGATGCTAATTCTAGTGCTTTATCAGTAGCCCCTTCAATCTGAGCGCCCCAAGTTTTAGGGTCTAGGAAGTCTTTAACAGAGTTTGCAATATCGGGTGATGATTTAATTGTTTTAAGACCTGCAAAGAATGCCCCACCCAATGTAATGGTAAGACCCATTTCTTCTGCTATTGCTTTAAGTTTGTTAGCAAAGAACTCTTCTGCTGTAGGGTCATCTATCTTAGAATCTAAGAACTCTGTCAAGGCGTTTTTGTATTCGGTACTATTGACAAATGTTGACAAGTTTCCTTCTGATAAATCTAGTGCGCCACCACCGCCACCCGATGCTATTACTTCTTTTGCAAACTTCTTTTTGCCACTGTCTTTAAGGACATTAGTCATCAACTTCTTGACTACGCCATAACCTGTAAGCCATTGAGTTCCTACACGACCGAAATTAAATGCTCCATCTTCCCATAATTCAGGATATTTTTCTTCAGGAAAAACATTTGGAATAGTTTTAGCCCAAGATTCAGCGTCTACAATATCTTCCTTGCCTAGTTGATGTGCGCCTAGGTTCAATCCATGTGCTATTAGCCTAGATGTCTCTTGCGGAATCTCTGTATAGAAGCCTTGTAGGATTCCCTCTGTCATGCCTGTATCAGGAATAACCATGTCAGGCGTTCCATCATCTTTTGTGTTATATGAATTTTTATAAATACCTGGTGGTGCGAAAGCGTGCTGACCCATCTGTCCTATAGGGGAATCTGCAAACTCGTCTAATGAATACTCTATACCTTTGCCGATTAAATCAACACCCTTGGCGTACCTATCAGACATTGATGGACCGTTAGTAAAAATATTCTTATAGTAGTCGGAATCTATTGTTTGTGTAGTATCTTCATCAAAGCCAAATAATCCTGTAATGCTGTCTTTAACACCTTGTATGGTTTCTTCTGAATCTTTCCACTTTTGTAACTTAGTACGGTTATCGGGCTTAGTAAAATCCGTGTATAAATCCTTTGCTCCTTCCCAAAGACCTGAGTCTACTTTAGTTGGCTCTGTGACTGTTTGCTTCATTGTAGGCTTCTTATCTTGCATCATTAGGTTGTCTAATGAGTTCTGCTTGATTGCGTTAATGTCGTATCTAGTCTGACCGTGTTCATTAGCATTTAACAGTTCGTTACCGAAGTCGTCTGTGTTTATCTGATTGTTAATGTCGTATTGTGTATCTAAATTCTTAAATTGGTCATCTGCTCTACGCATATCCCAATTAGCACGATTCTCTAAGGTTTCTGCCTTTAATAATTCTTGTTGTTGCTCATATTGGCGTTGTTGCTCTAATCTCTGCTTCTCTTCTTTCAGTCGTAATTGTTCTAATACTCTCAGTGCGTTGTCGTCTTCATATTGCTTGTCTAGGGTATTGAACTGTCTGTCTGCTCTGTTCATATCCCACTCAGCACGTCTATCTTCTTGAATACCTTGTGCTTTTAGTAATGCCTGATACTGTGCTTCAATCTTTGCTTGTCTATCTTGTTCAGCATAGTAATCTTGTTCAGCATAAGCATCTCTTGTTGGGTCAGGTAAAGACTCTAGGCTTGGGTCTCCAAATACTGTGTTTGGATTGTATGTATCTTGAGGTATGTAATCTGCTCTGCCCTGACGATTATATAAATCCATAGGGTTTATGTTTTTGTCGAGAGTTTGCGTCACATTGTTTGTTGGCGCTACATTTTGAGGTACAAATGGTATATCTGAATAGTAGTTATCACCATAATTGAGTAATGAAGGCTCTGTTGGTTGTTCTACCACAGGCAGATTGAACATAGGTTGGTTTGCTTTAGTATGTCCGGGGTGAAGTGGTGTATCGGGTCTTGCGTTGTATGGTGTGCCTTCTGCTGTAAAGCGCACTTCCATCTCATCTTCTCTTGGGTCGTAAGCAACTCCACCGCCTGTTGCCTGTACACCCTCTAATCCTAACAATGATTCCATCAATCCCATCTAAACTACCCCTTTAATGCTTCTACGTAATGGTTTACCCCACGATGAATCTAATTCACGATAACCTACTGCTAGGTATCTAAAGGCATCTGCGCCATGTGAAGACCAATCATGTCTAGGTCTTGAGCGCCAAGTTTTACCGTTTTCATCGTAGTCACGGCTGTAGTTTATCAGACAATCAATGCCTTTTTCACACTTTTGCTCATCGAACCAACATCTATCTAATAATGACCTCACCTGCTGAATACCATCATCAACTCGTAGGTCAGGCGCTATGTCAATATTCCTTATTCCTAAGTTGTCTAGTGTTTCTAGTCTTGACTTGCCTGTGCCTAGTTCTCTAACCCTTACGTCATGTGGTAGGATGTGTTGGTCGTACACATAGCCTTTCTCTTGAAGTTTAAGCGCGTAGTGGTCTAATCCTACACCTGATGCTTCGTAATAATCAATGATATGAACTTCTGCGCCTATGAACTGTGCAAACCATATAGATGTTGAATCACCAATACCTAAATCCCAAGCAGTAACAACACCCTTTGCTCTATCGTATCTTACTTCACCTACACGCTTCTCGTCCTTTGCTCTACGCATCTCTGTTGAGTAGTAAGCGCCTTCACTGAACACTAGGAAGCCACCTTCCCAAATGTGTTCGTACATATCAATACGCTTCTCTTTATCTTCAATCCTTTCTGCTTCTAGTGTAGATGGAAACCAAGGATTGTCTGTGTAATTGAGTTCTGCTATCTTAGAGTCTTTAGGTGGATTAACCCTGAACCTCTCATGTGTTGCTGAATACTTACTCTCGGGATTCCACGTTACCCATATCTCTGAGCCTTCTTCACGTACAGTCGGTATTAGTTTCTGCCAAGCCATGTCGCTTACTTGCTCTGCCTCATCTACCCAAGCCAACATAATACGAGCCTTAGACTTAATAGCGTCTAGTGAGCGTCTTAATCCTGCAAAGGTGTAATGAATGTTGCCATCTTTAGACTTGATGTACTTCTCACCAACGTCATAGTATTCGTCTAACCAATCTATAGAACGAATAGCAGTCTTAATCTCTTCTAGTGATGAATCGTCTAGTGAGTTCATAAATTCACGAGCGCAAAGTATCTGTCCTTGCTTACCACTCATGCCCCACTTGTAACCCATAATAGCAGTCATTAGCGCAAAGGTTCTTGTCTTACCTGAACCACGTCCACCCCAACTACCTCTGTATCTTGCTTCCCCCTCGAATACAGGTACTAACTTAGGTGGTAATTCTATCTGTGCTTTCTTCTTGGTCATACTCGCCTAGGTGATATGTTCTAGCCACAGCACTTAATGTATGTGGATGTACTTCTTCATCATTACCAAAGATTTCCTCTAACTTCCAAAACAACTGTCTTGCTTCTTCTACTGTTAAAAGTATTTTGTTTCCTAACTCATCTGAGATTGATATTCCTGCGTTCATTTGTCATCCTTAGCCACTAATTCAATGACTGTAGGCTTCATGCTTCCATCGCTTGATTTTAAGTCTGTATCGACTTTATCGTGGAAGCCATGCTTACCTAATACTAACTTAGTAATCGCTGAATTAAAGGTATTTGACAGCCCGTTATTGATAAGAACTTTCTGCTGTTTTTGTAGTAATTTGGCTAATATGTAGGAAAATTCTTTTTTATCATCCTTTGCCCAATCGTATAAAGTGTCTCTACAAAGGTCTAACGCTTCGGCTAATCCTTCTATACTTGGAATCATATCATCGTACTTTGCGTAGTTCTCTATATACTCATAAGACTTGTCCACCATCTCTTGGTTGTACTTTGTTGGTCTACCTGCTGCCATTAGTGTAGCTCCTCGCCTATATCTGAAGGCATTATTGCATCTAAACCTGCTTGCATTAATCTAACACCTGTATGCGCTTGGTCTACAGTTATATCATTATCTTCTGACATTACAATCAGTGCTTTATGATACATATCTAACAATTCCTCTTTTGTTGAGGTGCTTCCTACCATTCCCATAAACTCTAACTCGTCTAAATACTCTTGGCTGTGTTCTAATTTCATCTTATCTTCTCTTTATTCCCATTGATTCTAAATACAAATCTTCAGGTCTTGGTAGTATTATCCCATACTCTGCCACAAACATATCTATCGCCTCTAGGTAATCTTTGAACTCGCCCACCTTTAGTTTGGTAGTGCTTTTGAGTTCTCTAATAGTCTCGCCCTTCTTAGTTGTTACCTCATTGTATCCTAAAAACTTATCTCTGAGTAGCATGTGGACCTCATCTTTAGTGTAACCAAGTTCAGGACTTATGACTGTTCCTATCCATTCCCAATACAATTTGTTCTGCTTAGTTGAACGTGAGTCTTTGTCTTCCATAATTTCAATAATAGCCTTGTCTACATCGTGTTCGCTAAAGAATGACACTATCATTGATTCAACAATATGTCGTTTCTCTTTCTTGCGTTCAATTACTCTTTTCATATCAATCCTTTGCTAACTAAAATCTCTTGTGTTCGTTTCATACCCATCAGGTGGCTCAGTAATAGAAATTCTTGTGAATAATCAGATTGCTTACGCCCATCAAGAATATCGTGACAACTGTGGCAACAATAAGCACCATGAATATCAAGACACTTAGCGCCCATACCACCACCATTAAGATGAGCCAAGACAACTGTTTCATTATTTGGACCACCGTTACAACCATCTAATCGAATAGTACATGCTTGACCTCTTGCGCTTTTAGTAATCTTACTCATAATACGTTTATGTGCCAATCAATACAGGCTTCAATAACATCTGCTACTGAATGAACTACTGCTACTTCACCACCTGCTTCTTTAATTCGTTCAATCATAACCTTTTGTGCTTTGCTTAGTTGCCCTTTGCCTGAGTTTAATGTCTTAGGCTTTTTAACTTCTAGGAAGTATGCCTGACCATCATGAATAACACATAAATCAGGAACACCTGCTTTGACACCTTCTGCCTTTAGTTTCTTTGCTGTGATTAAATTACGCTTCCCTCCATTTGGCACTGCAAAGTACATAACACCTCGCATATCTAAATACTGACATATTGCCTTTTGTGTTAAATGCTCATAATCATTCATTAATACGTTCCTTGGCAATGTCAAAATACTTGTCGTCTAGTTCGATACCGATGAAGTTTCTGTTTAGGTTCTTACAAGCAACACCTGTTGTTCCTGAACCCATTGTGAAGTCCAATACCAATTCATTTTCATTTGTGTAGGTCTTTATCAGGTATTCCATAAGTGCTACAGGTTTTTGGGTTGGGTGGACACCGTTGGAGTTCATTGAATTGAATTTTAATATTTCTACAGGATAGTTGGTGTATTTTTGAAAATAGTCCTTCTTAGGTGGAGCATTATTCACAACAGATGTTGAATTTTTGCCATCTCTTTTCATATCACTATCAGAATTTTTAGTGTGTTTATTTATTTCCAATAATCCTTGAGGGTGGTAGTTATGTTTTTCTTTTGAAAAAACTAATATATTTTCTATTATCTTCATTGGTCTATTTTTAGCATTTAAGTGACCCGTTTTATGATGTTTTTCCCAAACCCAATCATACTTATATTTCTTAATATTACTCATTCTTAATGCACTACTAAAAGGCTCACTACCAAATAAAACTATTGCACCATTAGGTTTTATAATCTTGTTTATCCTTAACCACATTTCATCAAAAGGAATAACACTATCCCACTTACAAGCAGTAGTGCCATAAGGTGGGTCTGTAATAATTGCATCTACCTTAACACCATCAGCAATAAGTTTATCCATCACTTCAAGACAGTCGCCTTTGTAT